ACAAGCATAGGTTTAGCTTTATAATTAGTTCGTTCGCCGTCATTATGAAGTTGAGTAAATAGGAATTTCTTTCCTTTATCTCCGCTACGTCTGTCCTTAACATAAGGAAATCCTGGTGAGGACTCCATGTTAAGACATTCATAATGATCTATATCCAATCCATTAATTGCCATATCCAAGCTGACATGATCAACATCTTCTCGAAGTGGTTTCACAAATTTCTCATGAAGCATCTCCATATGAGTTTCAACTGACCAAATTAAGTTAGGAGAAAATGGCAAAGTTCGAACACAATATTTGCCCAAAGCATTAGAAAATGGACTCTTACCTAAAAACTTACTATCCACTCGTGAATCTCTCGATGATAACACCGACGGTTCTGTAACATGTTCTCGCACTAAATCATGGAGGACACTTGGTTTTATGTCTGTCTTCGCTGGGGAAAACACTGCATTCGTTGGGTGAACATGGCCATAAACTTTATATCCAACAGGAATAAAGCTTGAATCCAAATCATCAACAAGGAGTGATCCTCTCTGTTCTTCATTCAAATCAAAAGCGTTTTCAGACAAGTTCTCAAGTATCATCTCTTCAGTGACAAGTGTACATATACCACCAGTATTACCAGCATATCCTGACACATGAATTCCTAACATCTTTCGCAGATACTTTCCTCCATACACCATCAATAACGAGCCACAATTTCCCTTCTTCGTAGGAGCATCGTGAGACCAACCTTGTCTAACATTAACAATTTCATTACCAACTAAATGTTCAGTTGGCTTATCTACCAAATCTAGAGCTTTTATATCTAGATTGGGATATATAACAAAGCTATCACCACGCTTAGCATCATAATTTCTCATTATAAGCTCACCATTCATAGATCTATACCAAGGTAAATCCTCATCTCTAATAAAGTATTTCGACAATATTGGAGCTGGAGGCAACCTAGCAACATCTCGAATTATACAAACATCTGCTTTTCCAAAACGCTTTGTTTTCCACCAATCTAATGCAAAGACCACAGCAATTCCAGAAGCACCACTAGCGGTAATCCGAGTTCCTTGATCTAATCCTTCAACAAAATGATATGGCAAGAGCAAATTCTGTCCATCAACAGCCAAAGCTACTATAGTTCGAGGTTTTTCACATCCTTCTTGAAATGCAATCAAAGTCCACATATGTGGAATAATTTTATGATCTCTTAATTCGATCGCATTTTGATCAGGACATGATTGTGTCTCATTAATCTGATCTAAATCCACATCTTTCTTCTTTCTGACTGGCTCATCCATTTCTTGCTTATTTCTAACAACAACTTTCGCTCTTGCTCGAGAAGTCTTCTGATCACCTGAAGGACCCATTTCTGGGGTATTTAACAAGTTATCTAAAACTTCCTGAGTTTTACCATCTCGAAGAGCTTGTTCCCACTCGGTTTTTCTTTCCACACAGTATGCAATCTGTTCTTCACCCTGTAGTTCTTTATACCTACTGGCAAGTACTGGATACATATTAGGTACATCACCAACCATAATCACCTTAGGTTTCTCATGAAGCTTCTTATGCAACTTATATGCTCCAAAACTCAACAAAACCACGGCACCAACAACAGCAGCAAACTTCAGAGCAGATAAGAAAAATTTCAATGGTAAATGCTCTTTCAAAAACTTTGAAATTTTATCAGCTATTGTCAGAAATTTCTCTTTATACCAACTCATAGCATCTTTGAGATAATTATATCCAGTCATTCGCTTTAAAGTTCCAACGAAA